CCATATCGAAAGTAGTCATAACTTTTTGTGGTGAAGTGAAGATGCAATGCATTATACAACATATAAACTGCGTAACCGCCGTTCTCACTCATATAGGTAGTTTAGATGTTCTTTTTACTAGATTATTGTTTTCTGCTTGTTCTCTGATTTTTACTTTAAGAGTCGGTGTGAGTAACGTAGATGCTACTTCAACTTCTAGACCTATTCGGTCACAATGCATAATGATAGCGTCTAGATACTCACATCTTAAATCTCTTGCTAAACTTTCAATCTCAAGACTAAATTGTTTAATTTCATCCTTTGTAGGCATAATTTTTGGGTTTCCTCATATAAAACTCATGGTTTCCAATTGTGGCGACTTTAGTATAATATATCTTCCAAGCAAATGGAGAAGTCCTATTCTTAAAGAATAAAACGTTCTTATTGAGTTTATCGTATTTCATGTCATACGTCAATAGATATTTTGCTGCATCAACAGACTCTTGCCAATTTCGAGATTTTTCATTAACGGTTCCTTTACCTTCACATACCCATGAGAATTGACAAATAAATCGTGTTCGTTGAAATACAACATCACATACACTACCTGGATAATTAGGATGATTAGTTCGATTTAGAACTACTTGTCCTACTGCAAGTTTACCTTCAAATGATTCTGCGCCTGCCTCAAAGTAAATGTTTTTTGCCATGCACATCAATTGAGTCTGATGTTTATTTGCTGCATGTGCTGATGTTGAAAATATGAGTGCAATAAAAATTGCTTTAATTAGATTACCCATGGGTCCTCCTTCTTAGGGACAAAAAAGGGAATACCTATCTTGTCTTGTCGTTAGATACTTGCGGATTATTATATTGAAGTGAAGACTGGTTGATTCTGTTGCCAAGTTCAACCAGAAAAACTCCGTATTCTTACTGTTTAGGCAGCAAGAGCCAGGTCGTAATTGCTATCGTTTGCATTTACTATTTTTGCTAGATTAACGGTCTTCGCCTACCGTGCTGTCCATCTTCCTATTCAACGTCCTGTCGAAATCCTGTTCACCCCCATCATAAGCGTACTACTTATTGGACTCTGATTAAGCCTATAGGCACTCATACCAGGCAATACGCTTATGGTGGAGGTGGGCGGAATCGAACCGCCGTCCAAAACACCTTTCAGTCAACTTCATACAGCAATTCTATCGAACAGCCTGAGTATTCTTACCTTTCAGACTCTTCTTTGTAATTTTACGATAAATCTTTTCCTGCAAATCTTCTTGCTTGTTGATGATTGCAGAGTACAGTTTCTTGATTAGTTCTTTTACTTTCATTTTCTTCGATTAAATATTTAGTTTGACAGAGGCCGCAATGAAAATCATTCTCCATGATTCGTTGCTTGAGTTCTTCTTCAGACTTATATTCTGAAGTTTTAATATTTCTACAGATACACACTACCATAGCAATAGTATATCACACTTGTATTACTTAGTCAAGATAAATTTTAGGTAATAGTTTTCTTGTAAAATTCTATTGCACTAACAAGACCTTCGATGTGGTCTTCTGTTTTCTCTTTAAACACTAGAGGAGTCTTTTCTCCTTCTACTGCCATGAGAATGATTACATTATTTATGGGAGTGCCCACAAGTTCTTCGTACATCAAAGCATATGCAGTTGTTTGTTGGAAATAATCCAATATACTGTCTCTTTCTTTGATATAACGAGAAGTCTTAAAGTCAATGACTGACAACTCACCATCATATTCTGCAATACAATCGACACGACCAGCAAGACCTAATTGTGTTGACCACAATGCTTGTTCTTGATAATGAATATTGTTGATTTTATTGAGTTCGGGTTTAAGAGATAAAAACATCTCCAATGCGTCTGGCATTGCCTTCTTAGTGTGATCCTCTTCATTTAGCAAATAAAGCTCACAAATCCGATGTACATTCGTTCCTCGGGAAGATGCCTTTCTAGATATACGGTTTGCTTCTTCGTGTCCTACTCTATCTCTCCATTCCATAATTGCTTTCTTTTTCAAAGCACCTAGAACTGTAGTGATAGATGGAACTTGAGAACCGTTGGGAAGAGTATAAAACCTCTTCCCATCCGGTTGTGTTACAGATTGTAAGTCTTCAATTTGCTTCGGGGGACAATAATTAAAAGTCATTCAATAGGATCTTTGTTTTTGTGATAATTCTTCAATATATTGAAAAGGATTTTGACGATAACGTTCAAAATTATTTGCTACTGATTCTTTACTCCATGGATCATTTGCTGCGTCTGGTGTTTGTTGTGTGAAATACTCTTTTGTTTCCATTCTATCAGTTTTGCTAATATCAGGAAACCTTCTTGCTGCACCAGCTCTTCTTGCCATGTGTAATCTCCTTTGTTATTATTGATATTACCACTCCCTAGGCATTTTAGTTTTGTGATTTTTTACTAACGTGTTGCCAGGTACGGTTTCTTTGATTCTATTAATAACATACTTCTCAAAAGCAGAATCAGGTTTACCTACGCCAGCAACATTCATACGAATACCATCACCAAATACCGGTAAAGTCTCTGGTGAAAAATATCTTTCTAGGTGAGGGTTACTTTCTTTGAATTCGTCAAGTTTAGAATGACTCATGACAAATTCTTCAATTTCGCCTTTTTCTTTATTGAGGAATTGATAAATTGGCATTACTTATTAAATGTTCCAAACAAAGACTTTAACTTTTCATTCAATGATACTGCCCATGCTGGTTGCGGGACATGCCATCCTACGAATGCTCCAACTACTAACCAAAATAGTGTTTCTAACATTATTGTCTCCTATAGAGATGTTGAGTTATACCATGACGGAACAGGCCGAGAATTTACTTTGCCACGCCAAGATGCTAAATGCTGCTTGTTTTGTATATAGTAATTCCTATATGAACTCAAAGAGTCTCCTGGAACTTTGGCAGTCTCAGGCATAGCAGGTGTAGGTCCAGTAAACTCACCAATTGCAATATTGTTTGGAATATTATTCTGTAGCAGACTGACAAGTCCAGTTTGTTCGCACTTGTGTACCTTACCATATCGATAAGTGTATTCTTTACATAATGCCATAGTTAGGTCTGCAAGCCACAAATAGTTTGCATTATTTTTTCTGCACCATACGGCAGAAGGATGTTGAATGTGTGTTGCAGAATATAGAGAGGTTTCTCGCCAGTCATTGAGAGTCCAACGCTTAACATTACGACCTGTCTTAGACTTACTTAAAGTCTCTGTGCCGTCAAGAATACGGTGTGCGGTAGATAGCAACTGACAACTCTCTAGAATCATTTTGACCACGTGTTTTGAGTTGTGCATCGCCGCACATTCAACTACATCATTAGACAAATAAAAAATATTCAATTTAGTAATATACTCCGTCAGGATTTACTGCTTTAAGAATGTAATCTCGTACTGCTTCAGGATTTACAACATAAACATCGATTGGTAATGCATCATTGAGACCTTTATTTGGTCTATGCCACCAACGTTCTACTAAAATTGCATCGCCTAGTATGGCAAATAGTAGACCGTCAAGTCTTTGTTTCATTTCAATCGTTGTCATCTTCGTCATCAAAACGCAGTCCGGTTGCATATCCAAAATTCTGTAATTTCGGTAATGTTTCTTTCATGCTATCACCGATATCTGTACGATACTGTTGATTGTTTGGTAGTTCAATTAGTTTCATAATTTTGTATGCTTTATCTTTTGCTTCTTTTATTGTATCACCAATCCCGGTGGTTTGCAATACATAAGTCCCTACTGTTACCCAATCTGGAACATCTATTACCGTTCCTCCAACTACCTTAGGTACTTCGCCCAGTTTTACTTCACACGGATGAATATTGTCGAAATATTTAAATGCTTTATCTGTGTAGACTGGGAAACCTTCTTCTTCTTTTGGGTCACGCAGATTAAGTGGGTATGATCCATGTGCTAGAACAACCCCAACAGCGACCTTGTCAACCTTTACTTCCTGTGTGTCCATGCCGTGTGTCAGTTCTGCAATCCATCCTGCCGGGTCGCCTTCATGTAGTGCTTGCTGAATGTTCCAGCAGGGCCATCCGCATCGTGCAGTAAACTCTAGAGGATATGGTGTACCGTCTTCTTCGTCAATGATACAGTTTACATCAACGAATCCGCAATAATCGATTGAGTGTAGATATTCTTCAACTGGTTTTAATACCATTTCTGCTAACTTAGAATCTTCTACATAACGCATGACTGTGCCTTGTTCGCCAGTATTAACACCTAGGTCACCAGGCATATGCTTTTTGTATTCCCAATCTTCTAAAAAGTATTTGTTAAAACCATGAGGACCGAAATGACCAGCAACGGCCATTTCCAATCCTGGTTTAAATTTCTGTAAAATGAATTCTTGTTTGCTTCCGTTCTGCTTCCATTTCTTCAACATGAAAATCATGTCGCCAGCAGACTTAGAAACGTATGAGAGAGATTTATCTAATTCCGTACCACAAGGCTTAGATACCCAACGACCTGGGTTCTCCATGATATGCTTAATGCCATCATCAAAACTTTTAAATGGACCAACATAGTCCATAGTTTTGATTCCTGCTTTCTTAAATATATCTTGACCTAGATTTCTATCAAGTTCACATTTGGCGGTGAGGTCATCACCACCAAATATCGGATATCCTTTTTGTCTGTACTTGCGAATCTCTTTTAGAAACGGTGAGATATTGTCTGTTAAAAAGATTAGTTCTGCCCAATCCATCCATGGGTGCCAATCTTTTACTTTATCAACTAAACCTTCGCCTATATCTGTTGTCTTTCCGTCTTCATCTTTATCGATGTACCACTTAACTTCATGACCATAATTGAGAAAACGCAAACAGGTATCTAAACCTAGTCCGCAATAGGAATCTATGACTAGTATTTTCATTTGATAATAGGGTGTTGTTAATCTATCCTATTATTTAGATGATGCTAGGTTCCAAATGTAGGAATATCTTGCAAACTTACATCACCTTTCTTTGTCTTAAACTTCTTTGCAATATCTTCTGCTGATACTGGATGAAGTGAAAATTGTTTGAATAGTTCGTAACTATCCTTAACCTGCATTGCTGTCTTACCATTAACTGCTGCACTATCCGAAAAGAATAACGCACAACCTCCTGCTGCCAATGGTGCAATTTCAAGCACCATATCCAAATTGATGATAACCTTACAACCTTTTTCTGAGGATTCTACTTCAACAAATGTACTCATTAATCGTCTCCTTGACCAATTTTTTCTCTTTCCTTCATTCGTGCCTTCTTTGCTTTTTCTTCGGAAATTTCAGCGTTAATAAACATATCTTTCAAAATAGACTTCTTGTGCTTATTGAATGAAAGATAAATCTTGGTCTGCTTACTCATCTTGAAATTGCTATCAGTCTTCATTAAATCTCCTTTCGTTCGGGTTTACACCCACCACCTACAATCCTTTCATACTCCTTCAAAGGATATTCTTTTCTGACTCGTTTATAACTTGTATGCAAAAAACTTTCACACGAATCAAAACTATCAAACTTTTTTACTGTGATATCACCAGAACCATTTGGAGACATTAGTACAATATAAAAAATCCATCCAATATTAGGCATCATAATTAATCTCGTTTACAAATGCTTCAATCTTCTTTTCGTCACTCCAAACCTTTGCATAATCGTTATCTTCATCACAAAGTTTTAGAATATCTTTATTTGAAAGTTCACGAACAGATGAAATGTGTGAACCCAGATACAGTTGAGAAAACTCTTTAAACTCTGGATGAGTTTCGTTCATGACAACTTCATCAGTTGCGTGAACAGAATCTTTTGCCTTAACGACATATCGCATACGATAAGTCACAACAGTTTCTACAAGATAATTCTTCAAAGTTTCATCCTCTTTTTTAGTCAAAGACCATGACCCATCGCCATTGTCCACCCATACAATATCATCACCTTCTTGCCATCCTACTTCCGACATAACTTCTTCTGGAAATTCGATGTACAATTCACCTTCTTCATTCTCTTTAATGTCTGCAATATATTTTTTCATATCAATTTACAAAATTAATGCCAACAAAGAATACTGCAAAAATAATGCATATAGCAAGAACACTAAGAGCAAAATTTGAATGAAATTCTTCTCTCCAATGTTCTTCTTCATATTTTAACATGTCCTTTTGTGCTAGAAGTTGAACAGGATAATTGTCACTATCAAACATATCAATCGTCTTATCAATTTCAGTTAGACGTTTTTTTGCCAGAACATAATTATACAAAGAAATGAGCATTATTCTCTCTCGTTAAGGTTTTTGTCGCCAAGATAGGTCTCCTTTATAATACGTTAAAACCCAATCTTCTGCAACATTTTCTGCTAATTCTACCGAATTATACTTGCCTTCGTATAGAACTTCACCATTTTCTTCGACAATAACTTCATATGTATAATTGGAGTTTGCATAGACCATCGCAACTCTTGTTCCGTTATTAGAGTAATATCTAGATACTTCTGTTCTTAGTGTGGTATTTGTCATCTCTGTACCTCATTTTTGTTCTAATCCCAAAGATTATCATAATATTTACCAAACAATCTCAACCCGTTCTTAATCCGATCCTGATGTTTCTCAAGACCTTCCTTATCAACAATCATCTGCTTGACCTGTTCCATAATGTCAGCATTTTCATCTACATTGCTATGGTCATAGTATTGGTCAGTCCAATCGCCAGCAGATACCTTTTGTTCAAACGTCCAAATCATCTCATCGAGAACCCAGTCCCAACGCTTGAACCAATTTTCATCAGGGTCATAATCGTTTTCTTTTGGTGGTGCAGAGGCGCTTCGCAATTCTTCAGGAACATCCTCATCATCAACATGAGAGGCACCCTGCTTAGTTTCTTTTATTTGATTTAGCATCGGGACAATAATAACAGCAAGAGTATGGTCCATATTCCAAGTGTCCCACTTATCGATTTTAACCTTAATCGTTTGCTTTTGCTTACGACTAAAATTGAAAAGAACTCGGTCTACCCAAGTCCCATCTAGGTAGTCAAAAACTTTATCGGCAAACTTTTCTGGTAGACCAATACGCTCCAACCAACTAGTAAATGCACCAATAGTATAACTATTAGGATACTTACCAATATAGACTTTCATTGCTTTTCACTCACAATATTTGTAATTTGATTAGCGGGAATACCAATACCATATGCCATGCAATGGTTATACAAGACATCAATGATACGGACAGACTTGCCGATAATAAATGCCTTCTCTTGTTCTCCCATAATGTTATATAAGTTGGCCAGGTCGGTCAACTGTTTAGTATAACGGTCAATAGCAAGGCAATGTGTATTGATTTCACTCATGTTACTATATATCCTTTATTTTGCAAGAACTTGATTGATATGCTTGCATTTTCCGTGATACTTAAAACCAATACAAGAACAAGAATAAGAACCGTTGTCGTTCTTGACATAGTATACATTACCAGATTCACTAGTAATCTTGGTAACAGTATCGTCAGGTTCATCTTCAATACGTTCAATAATCTCAAACTTACGCCGAGCATTAGAGAATGACATTGGAATCTGAAACATAACTTTCGTGCGTTGACCAACAGGAATATAACCTAGAAGTTTTGACTTAGAGTTGTCAACAATATATGTGTGATTGGGAGTATCCCAGTCGGTCACTTCACGCATAACAATCATTAATGCACAACCTTTTGTTGGTTTTTGTTTCCATCAATAGTCATTACTGCTGACTCCATAACCTTCTTGAAGGTGTCTAGGTCATTGAGTTCACGCATCAGCACACCCATACGACCAAGCATAATACTCACTAGATGAATAGGCATAACATCATACTTGTCATATGCATTCATACAGAGGTCAGAAATTGCTGCATCAATATCATCAACAAGAGCGATAAATTGTTCGTCATTAAGTTCCATTATGCAGCCATCTCTTCATTAATAGTTTCGACAGAATCGGCAATACGTTCAACAACATCTTCATCGTCTTCAACATATCGTTCATCTTGCGATTCAGCAGGCAGTTGCTTACCAACATAACGACCTTCATCGTTAAACTCGGCAGCATTGATTAGTTGATATCCAGTCACGATACGACCATTCTTGAATACCTTGATGATACCATTCTCATACTTGCGAATGTCGTAGATATAGGTACTCAGTCGATACAGAAGACTTTGTGCATGTTCATCATTATTAAAACACATCTTAATCTCATCGACACTAACTACATTACCACTACGCAGAATGGTTGCAATCTTGTTGTGAAACTTCAGTTTACTCATAATATATAACTCCTCAAGTTGTTGTCAAAGTGTGCTACACGCACAGTATAGCACACTTCGGTAGGAATGTCAAGCGTTTTTAGAACGGATTGTCGCCGTCAAGAACCTCAGCTTCGACAGGATTGACGCCAGCATCAATCTTAGTGTAGAGGTCAATAAAAGAGGTCTTAGTGTCGGTATCGAAACGGTTGACGCACAATTCTACAGACTTCATACGGTCTTTAAAGATGTTAAAGGTCTTAGCAATATGAACAAGACGGCGAGTGGAGATAATCTCATCAGTCGCACCTTCGTCAAATGACTTGCGAATAACATCTGCCCATTGCACAAGATTTTCAACAAAATCAGCATCAGAAATCAGCGCAGACAGAATCTTCTTCTCAGTCTTAGGTTCTGGATACTCTTGTTCGACGGTAATAACAAACCGTTCGAGGAAGGCATCGTCAAGAATCTGCGACAGGTACTTGCCTTCGTCACTACCACGACCTTTGGTATTAGCAGTAGCAATAATATTAAAACCAGGAGCAGGATAAACTACTTCACCGGTCTTCTCATTATAGTATGGCTTACCTTCCATGATGCCTTGCAGACACATGAGTTTGTTGCTGCCGCGGTCACATTCATCAATAAGAAGGATGGCACCACGCTTCATAGCAACAATAACAGGACCATCACGATTAACAACATTACCATTGATAAGAGTAGGACCGCCTAGAAGGTCATTCTTATCAGTCTCAATACTGATATTCACACGGACACACTCACGACCGAGTTCATGACACACTTGCTCAATCATAAGAGTCTTACCGTTGCCAGAGAGGCCTGTAACGAATACTGGATAGAAGTCCTTCGACTTGATAATAGTCTTGAGGTCTCGATAGAAACCAAAAGGCACATAGTCTGGGTATGCAGAAGGTACACTAGGTACAGTATCGTCAATCAGTTTGGGTTGACGCAATTGGTGTACAGTAGCAGCCATATCTACTGTATCGGTATCAGTTTGTTGTACCACTTGATTTTCTCCGGTATCTGGGAGTTGATATAGACCACGGTCTGCTCGATATTCTTTACGAGAAACAAACCAATATGGATATGTCAGATTCTTTTCTTCAACAATACGTTGAATCTGGTCACGATTAATCTTAGCACCAGCACCAAACTTTTCTGCTGCTGCTTCGACAAATGCTTTGGCATTACGATTCATAATATAGTTTACCTTTTCAACATTGGAGACTACAGTATATCACCAATATTGGTTCTTGTCAAGCGTTATTCCAATATTTTTGCAAGAATGTATCCCCAAAAAAAACCTGCTAAGATTAGCAGGTATCCGTCAGGCCACATATAAAAAAACATGTTATTCTTATTCCTTCTTATCTTGGTAGGAGGTACCGGGTTCGAACCGATGACATTCACCTTGTAAGGGTGACGCTCTACCAACTGAGCTAACCTCCTGAATCTTATCTAATGCATCAAGAACGCAGTCCTCTGTCGATACAATATCTTGATAATCATTTTTCTTAAAAATCCGATCCCAATTACTTGCAAAAGTTTCTTGGTCTACTGAGAATGGTCTTGGTGCTGAACCTTTGCCTCCGTCACTCATTTTATTTTCCTTTTATTCTTATTTGGTGGAGGATGAGAGAATCGAACTCTCAATCTCGGCTTGCAAAGCCGATGTTATCCCATTTAACTAATCCCCCGAATTCGTCCGGTTATGCTACTAGCTTCGCACACAATCGATGGCGCCTCGTTGTGTGAACCCCCGAAGGGCTTCTCCCGCTTTCGTCCCTGGCATCTGCCTCGCACTCATTACACCGGAAGGTATGAGGCGTGTCCTTTACGATAGTGATTACTCGGGTTAATGCTATAATTACTAAGATTATAGGTTCGCCGTTTCACCGCACACACTACCGTTACGTCTACTGAAGACTCATCAGAAGGACTTTATATTAATAGTATCTATATTATTCTCTTGACAAAATTTAAATGCTGCATCCCAAGAATAAAATATCTTCTGCTCACCATTAAAGTACACTTGATATCTTACTGGATTTGGCATATCTACTCCCGATTTTAGTTGAAGGTGTTAGACTACTCGCACCACCGAGCCTCTAACTGAGTTGTTACCCTGTCCGTATGTTCACTCTAGGGGAACATCATACCTGTTTACCATTATCGCAGGGCAAACATCTACGCTGTTCCTTAAGGTAGACAGATTACCTGAGAGTTTATGGACGCAATTTGGCCAATTGCGCTGTGACGTAACACTAACTCACAACCTCTTCCTTAAACCCGGAAGCGAGGTGGTTCTGGTCTCGGTGGCAGGGTTCGAACCTGCGACCTCCTGCTCCCAAAGCAGGCATTCTACCAGACTGAACTACACCGAGTAAAACTTATTTATTCTGGTACGAGTGAAGAGGTTCGAACTCTTGACCAACGGATTAAAAGTCCGCTGCTCTACCAACTGAGCTACACTCGCATAAACTTGGTGCCCTCTCTCAGATTCGAACTGAGACTGTACGGCTTCTAAGACCGTTTCCTCTACCAATTGGGATAAGAGGGCATTAATCTGGTGCACCTAGTGGGAATCGAACCCAACCTTTCTGCCTTGAAAGGGCAGCGTCCTAGACCGATAGACGATAGGTGCTGTATTCATCACAATAACAACATTCTAGCACAATCAGCACCACTTGTCAAGCGTTATTTGGGTCCGGTGGACGGATTCGAACCGCCACTTGTGGTTTTGGAGACCATCGTGCTGCCGTTGACACTACACCGGAATTAATTGGTGCCCCTACCCGGAGTCGAACCAGGTTATCCGGATTACAAATCCGGCGCATCACCTTTTATGCTTTAGGGGCAATACTGGTTCTGGTAACTGGGCTCGAACCAGTGACCTTTCGATTATCGGTCGAATGCTCTACCAACTGAGCTATACCAGAATATACTTGGCTCCCCGACCCGGGCTCGAACCAGGGACATAGGGATTAACAGTCCGTTGTTCTACCAACTGAACTATCGGGGAATAATGGTTGCGGGTAGTGGAATCGAACCACTCTGTATAGCTTATGAGACTATCGGCCAGCCACTGGCCCAACCCGCGATAACTTTTTAAAGAACAGAAAACATGATAGCACAAGACCATCATCTTGTCAAGTATTTTTTGAGAGTCTAACCACTATACATCAAAATACTTAAAGTCCCAATCATTTGCTCTGTGTTCATACCCAACGTATCCACGAGGATTGCAAATGACTCTTGTTTCTCCTACCATATAATCAAAATCTTCATGCGTATGTCCATGTGTCCAGATTTTAATCTGAGGACGATTAATGATGAATTCTTCTAAATCAGAATTATATCCACCATTCATATTATGGTCATACTTATACTTTTCTTTAATACTTCTGCGACTTGGTGCATGATGCCCAACTACAATATACTTCTTAGTATTATCTTTTGTTGTTTCATCAATAAAATCAACAAAAGCATAATGTTCACCAATCGTATATTCCGGAAGTAAACGAACACCATCAATATCAACTATATGATAATCATTCATGCGGCTTTTAAGAGCCCATATCGTATTTGGATTTTCCTTATTACAATCGGTCCAAAGAGTACCACCAACAAAAGTATAGTCCTTATACTCCCACTTTTCTTTTTCAAGAATATGAACATTACTATGAGTAATATTCTCTCTTAGAATATTAAGAGTTTTCTTAAACTCTCCGTGATAATGTTCATGGTTTCCCATGACATATACAACATGTTCAAACTCTTTAGAACAATCTCCAAAGAACTTATTACACTTTTCTTTGGAAGAATTGTCAATAGCAAAATCTTGTGCTACACAAATATCTCCACTGAGAATAAGAACTTCGGCATTTTCTCGATTTTTAACATCTAGAGGCCCAAACTCCAAATGGAGGTCACTGCCCAATGCAATCTTCATTTTCATTCCTTATTCTTGGCGGGGGTATCAAGGCTCGAACTTGAACTAACAGAGTCAAAGTCTGTCGTGCTACCAATTACACCATACCCCAATAACTTTTTAATGAACAGAAAACATGATAGCACAAGACCATCACATTGTCAAGCGAATTCTTGGCGGAAGCGGTGAGATTCGAACTCACGGTACCATCGCTGGTACGTCTGATTTCAAGTCAGGTGCAATAAACCGGGCTCTGCCACACTTCCAGAAACTTATTTATACACTATTCATGTCATCATACTTCAATGATGCAATGACCCAATCTTTTACTAATGAACTTCTCACAATATCATCTACTGTAAATTCAATTCTTGTGTGAGATTCCATTAAATCTGCAATATCTAAGAACTTTGATAGACCAGACATATCAGACTTTTTCTTATTGATATCAGTCTGTCTATAATCACCACAGAAAATAATTTTAGACCGATATCCGACCCGTGTCATACAGGTGTTTATTTCTTCCCATGTTAGATTCTGACATTCATCGACAACGATAATTGCATCATCCCAACTCATTCCTCGAATAAATGATGTAGAAATAAATTCTACATGATTTTGTTCCTCCAATCTATCCCATGCGTCTTTACGACCAAACAAAGTTTCACAAATTTGTCTATATGGTTGTTGATAGATTTCCATTTTCTCATTTATATCACCGGGTAAGTGTCCAATCTCTCTAGACTGAACTGCACTACGAACTACAATGATTTTATCAAATGGATTGGATTTGTCAAGAACTTCCTCTATTGCCTTATAAATTGCACAAAATGTTTTACCTGTACCTGCAACACCGTGAAGTGCCATGAAGTAATCGCCTCTTTTATATGCATCAAAAAATAGTTTTTGGTTTGCAGTAAGAGGGGTGAAAGTTTTTAAATCATCAATTCTTAATTTGAGGTGATTACCTGTTTTTGTAGATTTAAGATTCACTTCATTGTTTGCTTGTGATTTGCGAGCCATCAAGTTTCCTTAACAAGTTAATAGACTCTTTTATATATTATCTTTAAAAGAGTCATTAAGGAACTCAATCATATGTTGAATTAATCCGATCCTACTTCCGTCTTATTCTCTTGTTTAGAAGATTCAACATCTGCCTGCCACATATCATCAAATGAACTTCTTAGATTAGTTGTAGAAGTACCTAGATGTTCTTCGATAAACCACATTGCACATTCAAATTCATCGTTTGTTCCATTTTGTGCACCACTAGCCATCAAACTAACAATAGCACGGAGAGTTTCAAGTTTATGAATATGAGTTTCAATATTAGACAATTCTTTATAATATTTCATTTTTCTGTTTCCAATTCTATCTTAATCATACAGGACATACTCATAATATCACACAAAAAAAGGGGTGTCAAGCGACACCCCGGTGATATTGCGGCGATTAACCGCAGAGAGCGTATTCTGCAAGGTCACGCCAATTGTTACTAGGATTGGACTTGCGAATCTTAGTAGCAGTAATAAGAGTACGCAGCGACAACTCCTTGACATTATCTTGAATACTATCGATAAGGTCCATAGCATCGGACTTGTGTTGCTTCTCATACTCAGGCATAAACTCGGGTTGCGACAACAACCAGCGCATACGTTCGATTTTCTGAGCGTTGGTCATACTAACGTCAACGGTCATACTACGGGACAGAATAGCCTGGTCGAGCGATGCAGTAGAAAGGTTGGAGATAAACACCACACGACCTTTGAACTCGAAACTGGTCGGCAGGTCCTCATCACGGATATCGGCACGCCAAGAGATAACACGGCGAGAATAAGAATCAAGAGCGGCCTTAAGAATATTAAGAGCGATAGGATCCTTGAGTACGGAATCGCAATCGTCAAACACCACAACACCTTCACGATTCTCATACAGCGCACGATACAGACCTTTGGGGGTACTGTAGCCTTTGATAACAGTAAAGGTCTTACGGCCGATATACTGACCGACCTTGAAGCCATCTAGCAAACTGATATCGGTCAGACCAGACTTGGCGAGCGATGCGGACACGGTGTGGGACTTGCCAAGACCACCAGGACCACATACGATAACGGACGGTGCATCACCTTTGGCGAGCATGGCGACCATGTCGGAAAGGAACTCAAAGCGCTGTGTGATGCTGAAGCGAGACTCGGTGATAGCAGCAGCGAGCTCAGTCGCCTTGATAGAACGGTTCTTGGTGTTGCGAAAGCCAGCCTTGGGAACGCCACGAGGCATATAAAATCTCCTGTTAAGAATTAAGAAACATCATCAGTAAAGAAACAACATGATAGCACAGGTTGGTAGGAATGTCAAGCGAAATTCCATGAACCTTTTGTTACAGATACCTTGTCTGCACGGCGCTGTGCCTTGTTGGTCTTGCCGTGAGCACCGCTGCGGCGGAAGTGAGCAGCGACCGCCACGGGGTTGCGTGGTGCGGTGCTGCGGGGGACGGAAATCGTTTGCTTTTTCATGATGATGCTATAGTAACACAGGTTGGCAGGAATGTCAAGCGTTCCGTTGGACTTTTTTTGGGGTCGCTGTTGGGCAGGTTTTGCGGTCATGTCTCACCATCACCGGGTACCACAGAGCCTCGTAGCGACCCTCTCAGAGGCCCGCTGTCTTACCTCATCCACTTGCCGATGATGATTCCAAAGGCAATGCATAAGAAAATAAGACCGATAATACCCATATATCACCACCACGAATCATAATAGACTGCATCACCATCGAGAATAATCTGCCGAGCAGCAGCGATAAACTCAAGGTCTCGCTGTTTCATATCCTCATCATAGTTTAATTCACCGAAAAAGAATCCTGCGGTGGGAACAAGATATCCATTCTTGATATCATTCTCAAGATTATTCAGGTCTTCC